TCGGCAGGCCGCCCGCCTTCTGCACCCAGTTGGCCAGCTCGGCGCCATGCAGCACCAGCAGGAGATCCACCTCGGCGGCGAACTGAACCACGTCAGCCGTGAAGCCGACCGACTCGCGCAGTACGGCCAGATTGGTGGCGTACGCACCGAGGTCGTCCGGCTCGTACAGGTCGCCCTCTTCCTCGGCCGCCTCCTCGACCGGACCAGCGTGCGGGTTCGGAACTCCAGGCGCGTACTCGACGTGCAACGCGTTGTCCGGGTCGGCTCCGCACATGCAGTTGCCAGCCCCGCTCATCACGTCTCGCGCGTACACGTGGGGTCGCGCGTAGTCGTCCTCGAACGGGCCAATGGAGCCCTCGTATCCCGGGTAGGGCTGAGCACCGGCGACGAGCGCGAGCGGCTCGCCGGAGGCCACGAGAGTGCGCGGACCGGAGAAGCCGGGCGTGTTGACGTGCAGCACGCCCACGAGGTCCAGGCCGCCCGCCACGCGCCTCCAGTCGCCGGACGGCATGGACATCCGGAACCGGTGCAGATCCTCGCTCGACAGGTCGGCGCGCACCACGCCACACGCCCACGGGCCGAACTTTCCGTCGTGCACGACCACGTCGGCGCCGACCGTGGCCGTGTTGTCGTAGTGCGCCACGGTGTCGGCCGCACTCAGACGGATGTCCGCGTGGCCGCCTCGCAGCTGGTCGGGCCGGTTGAACGTGATCACGCCCGCGAGGATGTCGCCCAGCTCGGTGCGGGCGAGCCCGAGATGGAAGTTCGCGTACTTCGAGCGGGAGCGCGGCGGCGTGACGCACTTGCCCTGGAATCCGATGTGGCAGGCGTCCCAGCGGGCGATGTGGCCCGAGTACCAGCGGTATCCGTTCTCGTCCGGCTCGCTGATCCTCGGCGCCTGGTAGGCGCCCGGCTCGGGCACGTCGAACGCGGCCGACGGCAGCACGGGGAGCGCGGCGGCCACCATCGCCTCACCGCCGCCCAACGGGTAGTCGGTGACGTCCCCGCCGAGCGCCACCCGGACGCGGTCGAACGTCACCGGGCCAGTGAAGGACAGGTCGGCGACGTCCACGCCGAAACCGGCGGTCACGTGCGGAACGAACGGCGCGTGCTGCTCGGGCATGGACGCCTCGCCCAGGTTCTCGCGGAGGCGCTCCAGCAGGAGTTCGCGATCTGCCGCGAGCGAAGCGCCGTCGCCGATGAGGTAGACGGCGCACGGGTCGCGGTCGCCGTCCGGGCCGCCGTCGGGGTTGAAGTGCGCGTGCGCGAATACGCGCGCCTCGATCGGGCCGCCCACGTCGGACATCGACTGCGCGAGGTTATGCACGGCCTGTCGCTGCTCCTCGCTCCAGCCGCTGATGTCGTCGCCGAGGTAGGCGAGCGTGAGGTGCAGCTCCTCGACGGGGTCCCCGCCCTCGACGGCGAGCTGGTCAGCCTGAGCCGGAACGAGTGCGATCATGCCGCCACGGTGAACGGTCGGCGCCTCGCCGTCGGCGACGAACTGTTCGCGCGGCAGCGGGTTGCCGGTGCGGCACGCGGCGCACTCGTCGCCCAGCTCCACGGAGCGCCACGAGATCGCGGCCGCCGTGATCGCCTGGCCGTCGGCGGGCGACATGCGCTGTCCGTCGATCTCGACGTACGCATCGGGGAACGCGGGCAGGCCCACGAGCGTGGTCGCGCCGATGACGCCCTGGTGCATGGTGAGCCGGACCGGCTGCGCGTTCGGGTCGTCCTCGGTGCCCGGCTCGTACTCGTGCTCGGCGATGATGTCGGACAGGTCGACGCTGTTTCCGGACAGGGCGCGGTCGCGCACCATGTCGAGCACGGTCGGCCCGTCCTGGGTGAAGCGCACGTTGTCGTAGATCCAGCCGAGTCCGGACCACACGAACGTGCCCTCGGGGAACGGCTCGCCGGTGGCCTTCGAGATCACCTCGGGACCAGGTCGCCGGACCATGTCGGTCACGGCACCGGCGATCACGGAGTTGTCGTGTCCCTGGCCGCCGTTGGGTGTCTGGATCTGCGCATACAGGGTGACGGGCAGGGTGCGGTGGGAGATGCCGCCAGGGGCGAGGAAGCGCCCGTCGGCCGTCTCCAGGCCCTCGACGGCCATGACCGGGAGGCTGATCGCGGTGGCGTTGTCGGGGACGTCGGCGACCGGCGCCGCGTCCTGCTCGATGACGGGTGCGCTCATCGCGTCCCCTCCTGTCCTCGGATGTCTGCTTCAGGCTTCACGATCTGGCCCCGGTGATCGACCGCACCTACGGAGCCGACGATGTAGGAGACCTCGGATGTCTCCAGCCAGTCGGGTAGCACCGGCGGCCGGACGTCGAGCGGCGTGGGGACCAGCCGATCCGGGATCCCCGCGAGCACACCTGGCGGTCGGGCGCCGAGGGCCTTCAGGTGCCGCTCCAGGTCGTGCTGAAGCTGAACGCTCATGTGCGCGTCGCTCACAGGTGCTCCCCCGTTCCGATGTACTGCTCGAACGCGTCGACCGACTGCCAGAACTGGCCGATCGTGCCGATGAGGCCAGCACCCGCGTACTGCACCGCAGCGTGGAGCGCCTGTGTCCTCACCTGGCGGGCGCGCGCGTCACACTCTCGCTCAACCGCGTCGGTCGCCCACTTCGGTGCGGGCATGGCTGGTTGCGTCGGCGGCGTTGCGGCCGTCGGGATGCGGGGTGCGCTCATCACCGACCACCGCACTCGCTCAGGGCGTGCCAGCTACCCGGAACACGACCGGTTGGGTCGTGCGGGTTGCCGCCGCTGTCGATATCGCGGAAGAACATCCCGGTCGGATTGAGCACGCACAAGCCGACCTCGCGCGAGTGCTCGCCGAAGTTGGCATCTCCCACCTCGGTGATGACGGCAGCGCGGCACACCGACGAGTAGGCCTGGGTGCCGTCGGCGCGCACGGGCGTGCCATGACTGACGTAGTGCACGTGGTCGCTGACGTTCACTCGGAGCCTCCGATGAATCGAGCTTGCAGGTTCTGGATCTCCTGCCAGCGCTGACGCTCATACTGAGCGGTCGTGCCGGTGCGGCCCGCCCGATCGTCGCCCTCCGCGAGCACAATCAGAGTGGCCATGCTCTCGGTGGGGACGCGCAGGCGCTCGTCCACCTGCGCCGCGTACGCGGGCAGCGCCCAGGCGGGCACGTAGTCGCACATGCAGCCCTCATGGTCACCAGGGTGGAAGTGCGTACCGACGAACGTGAACCGGGTTCCCGCCGTCGCCAGTTTCGGGTCCGTCCAGCCCTGGAAGCGCTCGGCCTCCAGGTCCCAGTGAGGCTCGAACCGGTCCGGCCTGAGCGTGATCCCGTATACCCAGGTGTAGCCGACCTCGACACCACCGAGCTGCTCGACCTCGGCGCGCACGGTCTCGCCGTTGGCCAGGCCGCCGAGCGGGTCCGGCCCGAGTGCACGCCCGCGCTCGTCCACGCCGGTGGCCGTCTCGGGCAGGCCGCCCACGATCGACAGGCTCGCCCGCACCAGGGACGGCTGCACCAGGCTGTCGAACTTCTCGCCTGGCTCGTCGCCCTGGTCGGCGCCGAACATGAGTCGCTCCGCGCGGGCGCGCAGGGCGCTGGCCAGGAAGTCCCATCCGCTGTCGACGCGCTGCGTCATCGAGGTGCGCAGCCGGTCGCGCATGGCCTGCCCGTCGGCCTTGGACAGGCGCAGGACCTTGGCCAGCTTGTCGAGGATCACGCTCACGCCACCGGTCACGATGCCCACGTAGGTGTCGTAGAAGTCGCCGAAGGCCTCGTTCAGCAGGAAGGGCAGGTCGGCCAGGGCCAGCGCCTCCCTCCGGCCGATGTGCGCGCACAGCTGGCCGGAGGGGATGTCGCGGACGGCCAGGCTCATCTCACGGTCCCTGCTGATCTTGGAGCGCAACCGCGACCCTGCCCGGGCAATCGTGCGGGCCATGGCAACGTCACACTCGGCGATCAGAACGTCACGGACGCGGCGCTCTGCGGCGAGCAGGTCGGAGAAGTCGGCCAGCGCCAAACGATAGTCGACCTGCGGAAGTCCACCTTGGACGCTCAGGCCGACCATTCCGGATGGTCCTGTGTAGACGGTTGACGCGGCCGAGGCGGCGATCGCCGGGGGAGCCGTGCGCGGTGTCCCGCCGGTCGGCTGCCCCTGGTCGCGCGGACCGGGCGCCGGTGCCGACGGTAGCGCCGGGGATCCAGAGTCGGCAGCCGCCGACGGCGGAAGAGGGAGGCCGTCCAGCGGGCTGCCCTCCTGCTGCTCCGCGTACCACGCCAGCACCTGAGCCGCCCACACCGTGTCAATGCCGTTCTTCATGGCCATCATCGCCAGCAGCTCGGACTGGCTCGGCGCGTCCTCCTCGCCGAATCCGAGCGCGTCGCGCAAGCTCTTGGGCCCGATGGCGCCACGGTCGTGCGCGTCCAGGGCGTCCTGTCGGCGATTGGGGTTCTCAGTCAGGGTGCCGAGGCTGAACCACACGCGCACGCGGTTCACGTCGGCGGGCGCGAACCCGCTCTTGAGCAGGGCGGCGCGGATGAACGACGAGGTGATCGCGTCGGCCATGACGCGGGCCGACGGTTCGATGTGGTGCCGCGCGGTGCTGGAGTCGATCTGCCACGCCGTCCAGTGGTTGACCTCGGCCATGCCAGAGATCACCTCGGGCGGAATGTCGAGGCTGTTGCCCATGCGAGTGAGGGCCGCCTGGAGCCTGGTGATCAGGGTCGGCGAGTCCTCGCGGTCGAACCGCATGAACCCGTCCTTGGCGGCGGCGATGTCCTCCTTGGTGCCGGTGAGGATGATCGGTGCCATCGCGCCCGCGTCGCCGTCGTTCGAGATGGGCGCGAGGATGGCGCCGGTCAGCTCGGCGGCGAACGGGTTCGACTCCGGATCGGTGGGGTTGACCTCGGCCTTGGTGCCGGTGGGTAGGAACATGCCGAACGGGAGCATCCACACGCCGTTGGCGCTGAACCGGGACCGCGAGGCCGCGCGCATCTCGCGGCCGGTGGCGACGATGTCCTCCAGCGTGTCGAGGGTGGCGCGCAGCGCGGAGTCCGACAGGGTGCCGTTGACCGGGTGCGGCACCCACAGGCGGTAGAGCTCCTCGCGGCCCTCCTCGGAGAGGTCGAGCTTGCGTCGCTGGCCGGGCGCCGTGGCGTCGATCATGAACACGTTCGAGCCGTCCGGGCTGACCTCGACCTCAAGCGCGGACTTGATCGCCCAGTGCTCGATGTTGTTCTCGTCAACGTAGCCGTACAGCCAGCATTCGCCCGCGACGTCGAAGTTCTCCGACCAGATGCCCAGGAACGACATCCCGGTATCGAGCGGCAGACGGGCCAGCTCGGCCTCTGCGGCCGCACAGAGGTCCTCGGGCAGCGTGACGCGCTTGGCCACCTCGGGGTCGTCGCTGTTGCGCAGCTCGACGGCCACCGGCTCGTCGTCGGTGCCAGGCTGGATCTCGGCGATGTAGAAACGCATGCGGGAGATGGCGCGCGCACGGTACTGGAGGGCGAACCGGAGTTCGCCGATCATGTCCCGGTAATTCCACGCGAGGCGCTGCCATGGCTGCTTGAGCGTGGCGATCGCGCGCAGGGTCGCGCGCGACTCGTCCGGCCGGATGCGCAGACCGGCAGCACTCAGGGCGGTGGGCCTGCCACGGCCACGGCGGATGTAGTCCATCGCCCTGATCGCGTCGGCCGCGCGCGCCGTAGCGCGGTCGCTGAGCGTCGAATTGCCCGTCACGGGCACCTCCTAGTCAAGCTTGGTGCGCGCGACGCCCACGAGCGCACTGATGGCCAGGGCGGTGGCGAGGGGGCGCCACAGACGCGGCGCGAGGGCATCGGCGAGCAGGACGGCCACGGACACCCAGAAGCCGAGACACCACGGGCAGTTGACCATGTAGATCAGCTCCCCGGCGACCGGTCCGGCACCCTGGGCGACGGCACTGTTCATGCGCCGACGCAGCCCGGGCAACGGCGGGAGCTGATCTTCCTGGAGCAGGCGCGTGACGCGGTACGCGGCAGCGGCCTGCACGGCGAGCCGGATCCCATCCATCACGCTTCCTTCCACTCCGCCGCAACCAAGGTGTGCGCCCACACCGGCTGCCACACCGCCATAGCCCGCACGCCGCAGACCGGGCAGCCCTTGGGTACCGTGACCATCACCGTGCCCTTGGTGGTGACGATCCCGAACCCGTTCGCCGCGCCCGCAGAGTAGTTCGCGGGCGGCCGGGGTGTCTCGGGATACGTGATCGGCGCGTACCACAGAGGCTCAGGCCGCTGGGTCTGAGCCTGGTCCTGCGGCACCCTGTCGTAGATGTACAGCCCTTCCGGCGTGGCGTAGACCCGCACCTTGCTGGGCAGCTGGTGGCGCTGCCCGGGGAGCACCACGAGCGCGGGGAACCACGTCCCAGTGACGCCGGACGGGACCGGCGTTGGCACGTTGCCCGCCGTGACGCTGACGTTGTCGCTCAGCTCCACCATCGCGTGACGGGTGTCGTCGAGGATCTCGGAGGCGCTGTCCGTCTTGGTGACGGCCTCCCAGGCGGGCGTCTCTTGGTTCGGCTTGTTCTTGACCATGCGTGCATGGTAACGCGAAAGCACCCCGACCCATGGTGGGTGCGGGGTGCTTTCGCTCTCGCGATCAGCCGAGCTTGAGCAAACTGCGCAGCGGGGCGAGGTCGCTCTTGGGCAGGCGGGCCGCGTTGCCCTTGGTTTCGTGGCGGCGGCCGTTCTTCTCGGCCAGGGTCCTCGTGGTCCAGCTGCCGTCGCGCCTGCACGTGCACTCCCAGCGGTACTTGACCGGGCCTTCGTGTGCCTCGTTGTCCAGCACGTCGACGCGGTGCGCGATCTTGAGCTCTCGCTTCGCCATTTCGGTTCTCCCTCGCGGTTGTTCCTGTGCTGATAGGACCATCATGCCCCACGGGCGGTGGGGGTGTCAAGCACCCGGTTGACGGCCTTGGGGTGCAGGTGGTGCACCGGCGGCTCGTGAGCAGAGCACAGGTACGCCGTGCGCTCCTCTCTCAGCACCACACGGGCGTAGCGCAGCGCGGCCGCTTCAGACGCGAAGCGCGGACGGCGGCACTTGCGCCGACGCACACGCCGCTCGGGTTCGAACACGTCGGCGAGCCTTCCTGTGATGCGGGTGCTTGCGGCAGGCCAGCGGGTCCTGCGTGTGCCGGTTGACCGACTCTTCCCGTGGCCTGCCGACCCGGTACCTGACGATGCTCCCACACCTGTGCGGGCATGGCTGCCCGCTGGTGTAGCGCTCCTGTCGCCTCTCCGCCTCGACGCAGCCGGGCCAGTTCCCGTGGAAACTGGCCCCGTGCTCCCAATCGGGCTGCCACGTGACTGCGGAGGCCTGCTGGTCTCTCAGGTTCACTTGCCCTGCCGGGCCGCTGTGCAGCTCGCCGAGCTGGAGCAGGTGCCGCAGATCTGGCCCGAGGCCCAGACAACGGTGATGCAGCTGCACCCCGAGCAGGCGCAGTGCCAGGTGACAGACGCTCCCATGATCAGTTCCCCTTCTTCACGTGCTTGATGGCGACGTAGTTGCCGGACATCGGGAACACTCCGAGGTAGTCATCGTGTGCGGGCGCCATGCCCTGCACGAACAGCTCCCCGTTCTTGAACTGGACCGTGAAGCCGTCCAGCGCGTCTTCTCCGACCCTGAACTGGATCACCGGGTCCTTGCCCAGAGGTGTCGACGCACCCTCGCGGTACGGGTTCAGGAACGCGTTCGAGTCGCCTGGACCGGTGGAGAGCCTCGCCTCCAGCCCGACGATTTTCGACCGCAGGCGGATGATCTCCTCGGCCGCCCACTTGGGCAGTCTGTCGAGCCGTTCCTGATTGGGCTGCTTGTTCATCTCGATTCGTCCTTTCGGTCGTTTCGGGGAGCCGGGCGGGTGGCGGACCCCCCATGAGGTCCGCCACCCGGCTTCTAGGCCTTCCTGCTGGTGACGCTCAGGTAGTGAGCGTCGTAACCCGGAGAGACCTCGTAGCCGTTGCTGGTGAGCAGCTCGGCGATCTCCCGGAGTGCTTCCAGGTCGCCGCTGGTGGCCTCTTCCAGGTGGATGTCCCCCCAGGCGCGGATGGAGACGGTGTCGCCGATCTGCCTGAGTCGCAGGCCGTGCCAGCGCTTCCCGCCCTGCGAGCTGGTGGGGTTGAAGCCTTTGCGTCGAAGGAGTGCGCTGACGTGCGTGGCTCGTACCTTGATCATGATCGGTTCTCCCTCGCGGTCGTTCCTGGCCATGACAGAAGCGTACCCCCAGACGATGGGGGTACGCAACCGTTGTCCGCTACTTTCTCATCGGGCCAGGCTCGGACTTCGCGAGTGCCGCCCGCATCGCCTTCTGCTGCGCCCGCAAGAGCTGCACGTCCGGCAACGGCCCCGGATCCACGAGGTCCTCACGCACGTGCGCGTCGTTGCGCTCAGTCGTCCGCTCGCCGCTCACCGGTCAGCCCTTCTTCTTCCGCTTCAGGATCTCTTCGAGACGGTCGAGCAGCTCCTCGTCCGTCAAGTCCTCGTCCTTCTTCTCCCGGATGTTCACGGGCGGTCCGGCGTGAGCGGCGCGTCCTGCTGCCAGACAAGGGTGCCCTTGGGCAGCAGCTTGGCGCAGGTATACGAGACGCCGTTCTTGTTGGTGTTCTTGCTGCCCTCCGCGCTGCACTTGCCTCCCGGGGTGACGTCGCACCCGGCCAGCACGAGCGCGAGCGCTGCGGCCCCGATCCACACTCCGACTCTGTTCATGATGTTGCCTCTCTGTCCCGATCCGCCGCACGCGCGGCACACCTTGATTCTGCCTTGTTCGATGATCTCGCCCGATCCTCCGCAGGCTCGGCACGTCGACATCAGCTCTCGCTGTCCCTGCCCGCGTACGGGCGGACCCGGTCTGCGTCGGCGGGCAGCTCTCCCTTCGTGTTGACCGGGTCCCCGTCGCCGTCGCACGTCCACGTGCTCGACCCGTTCGGGTCCTTGGCGCTGTGCTTGCCCATCTCAGCCTCTCTCGCGTGCTCGGTGCGGCCAACTCCCCAGGCCGCTTGGGTGGTCTTGATCAGGCGACGGCCAGCAGGTCAGTCACCACGCGGTGCAGCGCGTTCGCCTCGGCGGTGTCAGCACCAACGGGGACGACCACGTTCAGGCCGGTGCGAGCGGAGCCGGTGACGGTGATGCCGTTGGTGACGTCGATGCCCTCGGCGACACCGGCGATGCGGGCAGCCAGGGAGCGAATCGCGTAGTCGGCGCCGTTGTACTCGGTGCGGTTGGCCACGGTCACCAGGGTCGCGATCAGGGTGGCGACGGTGTAGCCGTGGCGGCCGAGGAGGGCGGCGTTGGCGCGAAGGACGGCGGCGGCGGCGGCGATGTTGGCGATCATCTTAGGTTCTCCCTCGCGGTGGTTCCTGCTGATGTAAGTACTCTAACCCACGGGCGGTGGGGGTGTCAAACCCACCGCCCGCACCTCACTCGAACGGCCTACGCGTAGTGCCTGACCTTCACGGG